CTCACCCATTTGATATGGAATGTTGATTAAGTTTAACTTCCTTCTATCATTGAAACCTCCTTCATAAGAATGATAAATTGATTCACAATATATTTTGTTGAACTTATGTGATAACAAATAAAGGTCCAAAGTACCACCATTTTCAATAATCTGCCTACATGAGCTATATGATTCTTTAACCATTCGGAAGAAGGAGTCTGTATTCACTGGATGAACTGATGACAATGCAAATTTGATCAGTGTTGGAACAAATGTCATATTACTAATGAATAAGGAATTGAATTCTCCAATAAATGGATTGATACTAGATTTAGACAATGAAGTTCTGCAGTTGAATAATCTTTCACTAATTTCTTGACATGATAGAAATGCCTTGAGTTTTTTCCGTATGAATTGAGAATCATCTTTCTTTATTTCTGGAGAAAACAGAGTATAAGAATCATCTGATGATAGAAGATCTTCATGATCATCATAAGACCAGTTTTTTGATCTGCAATATCTTTTGTATAATTCATCCCTGAAAGCAATTAAAGATAAATGTAGATATGAGGAAGTGAAATGTAAAATACCTTGTCCCATATTAGACTCATTTTGGTAAGTCAATTTCTTGTTCATCAGAAATTTGTTTTTCACATTTTGTAAACTTTTATATTTATGTTTATGTAGGTTGTCCTGGTCCAAATACCATGCCTTCACCAATCTGTCTGGCATATAACATTTTTTACGTTGATGTCTAATTAATATGTCCAAGATCAAGTAATATAATGATCCCATCTTATCTTTAAAATTAGAAAATAAAGACATAAATTGCATTGGAATGAATGTTGGTCCCCATCTACTTTTGTCGAAAGTTATATGTATAGGACATCTCATGTCAGGATGCTTTTTTGATCTGTATAAAACAGATTTAACACTTTCAAACTTAGTTGATCCATGTGTCAAAATTTCTCTTTGATCATAGTTACAGATGTTTCTGGAAATAGTTTCTATTATATTAATTCGGATTCTAGTTGTGATTGGCAATATAAGAATTTCTCTAACTCCTCCTATTTGATTTTTTTTAAAGACCTGGAAAGTAGTTATTTCTTTCTTATATTTCTCGGCAACATCAAAGGATGTGAATAGGCCATCATTTAAGAGTGGCATTATTGCATTGACGCATTTTGTTCGAGCATTCTGCCTGTTAACTTTAGGATCATAGGAATCATGTTTTGAAGTTGCACTAGATTTAAAAGTAGCAAATTCATCTAGGGTTTTATTAACATTTTTATCTAGACATGATCTTTTGATCTCATCAGATAGTGGATCCATGTGAGATAGTCTTAACAATTTTGATCCCACTTCAATAGCATGTCTAGAGTACTGATGTAAAGCTGGTGATAATACAATTTTCCTTGCATACTCAATTGAATCAACACCATCTTCCCCATATATCATTCCCCTTGATTTTGAACTATTATAGGATTCCTCACCTTCTATAATTTTATCTAGCACTTGAAAA